TCCTGAACATCAAGGCCCACGCCGACGAGGGCGAGAGGAACCTCTACGTGATGGATCTGGTGCTGGCCCATCGGCGGCAGTGGGGCTGGCGCTTCGTTGACGAGTTCTGCTGGCGCAAGACCGACAACGGCGTTCCGGGCGGCTGGGGAAACCGCTTCAAGAATGCATGGGAGCCGGTGTTCCATTTTTGCCGCCAGCAGCAGATCAAGTTCCGGCCAAAGGCGGTCGGGCACGAGTCGGAGGATTGCTTCGATTACAGCCCGAACAACCCCAAGTCGACTTCCGGCAGCGGCTTGCTCGGCACTGGACCGCGCGGCGCAGCCGCCGACGGCGGAAAGAACCAGAGCGCGTGGCAACGGAGCCGGAGCAGCCTGTCCGATGGTTCGGAAGGGCGCCATGCCGGCGTCGCGCGGCCCTCCAACGTCATCGAAGTCCGCACGGAGTCTGGTCAGGGATCGCACTCTGCTCCCTTCCCGCGCCCGCTCGTCGAGTTCTTCCTGCTGGCGTTCAGCGATGCCGGCGACGTGGTGTTCGATCCGTTCATGGGGTCCGGCACGACCATGGCCGCGGCGGCATCGTTGGAGCGCGCTGGCTATGGCTGTGAGATCAGCCCAGCTTACTGCGATGTGATCCTGCGCCGGATCATGAACTTGACTGGTGAGACAGCGATGCTCGCGGAGACCGGAGAGACATTCGCTGCGGTCGCAGAGTCGCGCGGCGTGCCCGTCGACCAGGCGCTGAACCCGAAGCGGCAGGACTCACGGGCCATCAAGCACCATGGCCCCAATCCCTGTTACGGGTCCAAACGCAAAGCTTCCTGACCAGAACAAACCGCTAGATCGATCTAGCCTTCTGCGCGCCGCCTAAGCGTCTTGGCGGCGGCACGTGGATGCCATTCTCAAATTGCCGGGGCGACCAGTGAGGGAAGTAACCGTATGGGAGATCAGTTGCCGGACACCAAGGTGCCCGATACGCAGGAAACTTTCGAGAACAGAAGCCAGGAGAACGCCGAAGAGGCCTCCGACCCGCAAACCGCCTGGGAGGTCAACCGCAAGCGGACTTACGATGCCTACCAGCATCCGGACCTGGAAGGGATCCGGTCGACGCAGCGGTTTTTCGAATCCAGCGCCGCGCAGCTTCAGCGGGAGCTCGCGTCCATCAACAACGTCACGCTGCAAGCCCTGCAGAACGCCGTCACGGTCACGCACAAGGCGAACGTGGATGCGGCTGACAACGTGGCGTCCACTCGCGCGCAAGTCCTGAAGCACGCCGATGTCGCGGCGGATGCTCTCTGGACCGACGAGCTGAATCCGGTGGCCCGTGGCGCGGGCGACGTTCTGCGCGGCCAGGCGCCGGTCAATTCGCAGCTCGCCTCGACGGGCTCGATCGACACGGTGTTCACCAACCTCACGGCCCAAACGGGCGTGCTCATCACGGGTTTCGTCACGCTGGCGCAGTCCCTGGCCAACAGCAACGCGGCGATCACGGCGTTGCTGGCGCAGATGACCCAGAACGCCAAGCAGGGGGGAGCCTCGCCGGCGGCTGCCTAAGCTCCCCATACGGGAGCCCTTCGGGTCGCGGGTCATGCCCACCGCGTAATCGGCCCGCGCCCGGAGGGAAGCTGCCGGAGCTCACCACCATGAACATAACCGACATTTTCAAGTTGATCGGCAACGTTCTTACGGCCGGTCCAACGATTATCCAACTCATCTCGACCATCTTGCAGGCCTTCAACGCACTGCCCGCGGCCCATCAGAGCGCGGTGACCAGTGCCGTGCAGGCTCCCATAGCGACCAAGGCCCAGTAAGCGGCGTCCGCGCTCCCGGAGGACCTCCTGCCTCCGGGGGCGCCAGCGCCCCCCCCCGAAATAGAACAAATGGCAACCACCACCATGCCGCGCCGGGAGTTCCTGGAACGCCTGCGCGATCTCGCCGTTCAGATTTGGCCGGTCACCCGCCTACTGCCGTATGCAAGGAATGCCCGCACGCACTCCGACGAGCAGGTCGCGCAGGTGGCGGCCAGCATCATCGAGTTCGGCTGGACGAACCCGATCCTGGTGACCGGCAACGGCACCATCATCGCCGGTCACGCGCGCTTGGCGGCCGCGCGCAAGCTCCGGATGGACGAGGTGCCGGTGATCGTGCTGGACCATCTATCCGAAACGCAGCGCCGCGCCCTGGTCCTCGCAGACAACAAGCTGGCGATGAACGCCGGGTGGGATGAGGAGATGCTGCAGGTCGAGTTGAAGTCCCTACAGGAGGACAGCTTCAATCTGGACATCCTCGGTTTCACGGACGAAGAGATTGAAGCCCTGCTTCAGGACCCAGAGCAGACGGACGCCGGCCAAACCGACGAAGACGCTGTTCCGGACACCCCGGAAGCGGTGGTCACGGTTTCCGGTGACACATGGCTCCTGGGCCAGCACCGGCTGCTTTGTGGCGACGCGACGATCGCGACCGACGTTGCACGGCTGTTTAACGGTGTCTCTCCATCCCTTATGGCGACCGATCCCCCGTACGGGGTCGAATACGATCCGGAATGGCGGGCGAAGGCGGGCGTGAATCGCAACCGCTCCAAACTCGGCAAGGTCCAAAATGACAATCGGGTAGACTGGCGGGAAGCCTTTGCGCTGTTTCCGGGTGATGTGATGTACGTATGGCATGCCGGCAGGCATGCCGCGACGGTGCAACAGTCCATCGAGGCGTGCGGGTTTGAAATCCGCAGCCAAATCATCTGGGCCAAAGAAAGGTTTGCGCTGAGCCGTGGAAACTACCACTGGCAGCACGAGCCCTGCTGGTACGCAGTCAGGAACAATGCGCATTGGAGCGGCGACCGGTCGCAGAGCACCCTGTGGCAGATCAAGGCCCGTGAAGACGACGGTCACGGCCATGGCACCCAGAAACCGGTCGAATGCATGCGGCGGCCCATGCTGAACAACTCGAGTCCAGGCCAGGTTGTTTACGATCCATTCCTTGGGAGCGGAACCAGCATCATCGCGGCCGAGACTACTCGCCGAATCTGTTTCGGCCTGGAGATCGATCCGGCTTATTGCGACCTCATCGTGAAGCGCTGGCAGGACTTCACCGGCAAGGTCGCCACCCTCGAGTCGGATGGCCAGGCATTCGACCACGTAGGAGAGACCCGAAAGGCAGGCGGCGCAAGGGACGCTATTTGAAACTGCGGGAGTCGCTTGAGCCAAGTGAAATCGCGCGGTGCCAAGCCGAGATTGCAGCCGCCAGAGCGCTGCTGCTGGCCGGGTATCTGGACGTTGAAGGCCTGTGCCGGGCGCTGGCGGACTGGTCGGCTGAGTTGAGAATCCTCGCGAGCGAGAACAGCAATGAATGATCACATCTTCCAAACCCTCGTGCCGCTGATTGGCCTCGTCTCCGGCTTGATCGGAGCTTATGTCGGCCTTCAAAACCGGGCGCTGCTGGCGGAAGTCCGCAAGGAGATCGCGGAACTCGAAAACCGAATTTTCGAGAGGATCAATGGAAAGTATGTCCGGAGCGGAGAATGTCAGTTACGTGAACTCCTCATCCAGGAAAAGATTAATGCGCTGGCGGCGGGAGTTCACAAAGCAGAGCCGCCGCCGGATCGTTGAACCCGGCGGCGGCTTGGGTGAAGCAGGGTGGGGAAGTCTCTACTTGGTGGCGCGGTAGACGCGCTCGCCAGCGTCGTTCTTCGAGGACTCGATCATGATGCTGTCCTTCTTGGTGGCAGTGGAGATGAAGCCGCGGACGCTGTGGGCTTGCCAGGAAACTGCGTCCATGAGTTCGGCCAGAGTAGCGCCCTTGGGGCGGCGCAGGAGGTCGAAGATAATCGCCTTCTTCGAGAACTCGCGCGGCACCTCCGCTTCCTTCGATTTGGAGGCCTTCTTCGCGGTTTGCTTGACGGGCTTCTTCGGCGCGGCGGCCTTGGCTTTGCCGCCCTTGGCGGTTTTCTGGCCTTTGGGCGCGGCCTTCTTCTGGGTGCCGCCCTTCTTCGAGGAGGCCTTCTCCGGCGCAACCTGGGCGCCCTGTTCCGCAACGGCGGCGGTTTGGGTGGCGGTGATGGCTTCTGTGTTCGTCATAGGTACTAATCCTTTCTGCTCAATGGCTTGCGCGTCTCCGCGCACCACGATTCATCCCTCAGGTTCGGCCACAAAGCAAGGCAATTCTTCGGGAATCAGGATTACATGGGCATCTCTCTTCGGGCATACGCGCGCCTGCGCGGATGCAGTCTAACCGCCGTTCAGAAGGCCATCACCAGCAAACGCATCACGCCGCTGCCCGACGGGACCATCGATCCGGAGCGCGCCAACCAGGAGTGGGCCAAGAACACCTTCGCCGGCCAGACGGTCCATCGAGCACAGGCCGCCGCGCGCGAGGAGCGGGCTTCCCAGACGCACGAACCCCCAACCGCAACGGGCGATCCGGTTGCTCAATACCTGCGTGCCCGCGCGGTCAAAACGAGTTTCGAGGCGCGAACAGCACAGTTGGAATACGAGGAGCGCGCCGGCAGGCTGATCCAGGCGGTGCGCGCGTCGGAGTATGCCGCGACGTTCTCCGCCATCGTCAAGGACGGTCTTATGGCGATGCCTGATCGCCTGGCGCCGATGCTGGCGGCCGTGGACGACGAGAAGGCGATTCATCGCGTGCTGACCGCCGAGGTTTCGGCTCTGCTGCGGAAGGTGAGCAAGGCAGTCTCGGACGCGGGTTTGTAAATGGAACCATTTTCCATACACGAAGTAGGCGCCGCGGCCATGCTGCCGCCGCGAGACATCCTGGTCTCGGAGTGGGCCGACGAGAATCGCGTCCTGACGGGCGGTGCGGCGGCTGAGCGGGGCCAATGGCATACGCGTCTCTATCAGCGGGAGCCGATGGACGTGCTCAGCCCCGGCCACCCGTGCCGTCAGGTGGTGCTGTGGTCCGCAGCTCAGCTTTTGAAGACCGAGGTGCTGCTGAACTTCATTGCCTTCATCGCGGACATCGACCCTGGCCCGGTGCTCGTGGTGGAGCCGCGTACAGAGGATGCCAAGGCGCTCTCCAAAGACCGGGTGGCTCCCATGTTCCGCGCGACACCGGCGCTGCGTGGCAAGATCGCACCCGTCAAGTCGCGCGATTCCAACAACACCACGCTGCACAAGGTGCTCGCCAGCGGTGCCGGACACCTCACGTTCACCGGCGCGATCTCGCCCTCGGGTCTGGCCATGCGGCCGATCCGGTACGCGCTGCTCGATGAGGTAGATCGCTACCCGGCGAGCGCTGGCACCGAGGGTGACCCGGTGTCGCTGGCCATTCAGCGCACGTCAGAATTCCAGCACAACAAGAAGATCGTCATGGCATCCACGCCGACGATCAAGGGCATCAGCCGCATCGAGTTGGCGTGGCGGGAAAGCGACCAGCGTGATTACTTCGTGCCCTGCCCCAAGTGTGGGCATTTCCAGGTGCTCGTATTCGGCGATGGAACCGGGCCCGGTCTGGTTTGGCCGGAGGGGAAGCCCGCGGAGGCGATGTACCATTGCACCGGATGCCAGGAATCAATTCCCCACCACCAGAAGGCATGGATGGTAGAGCGCGGCGAGTACCGCGCGGCGAATCCGTCCTCGGGAATTCCCGGATTCCGCGTCTCGCAGTTGATCTCACCCAAGAAGTCTTGGGGCGAGATCGCCGTGGAGTTCCTGGCTGCCAAGAAGTCTCCGGAGACGCTCAAGGCGTTTCTAAACACGGTACTCGCGGAGCTGTGGGAGGAGACCCACGAAGTGGCGACGGATGCGCATGCGTTGTGGAACCGCTGCGAGCCGTTCGAAGCCGAGGCGCCGGACGGAGTGGCGCTGATCACGGCCGGCGTCGACGTGCAGGCCGACCGGTTGGAGATGGAAATTGCCGGGTGGGGACGCGATGAGGAATCCTGGTCGATTGCTTATCACGTGATCCCCGGCGACGTGACCCGCAACGAGGTATGGGATCACCTGGAAGGACTGCTGCTCTCCGAGTACCTGCATGCTTCCGGGCTGCCGATGCGGATTGTTGCGACGTGCATCGACTGCGGGTTCAAAGATGCCACCGTGCTGCGGTTCACGCGCGACCGCTACAACCGGCGTGTGTATGCCACCAAGGGTCGCCGGCGAATCCCCAATCTGGCCGCGCAAGCCCAGCCGGAAAAACCAGACGCCATTCTTCATGATCGGGGTGGATGCAGCGAAGACGGCGATCTATGACCGCCTGAAGATCCGGGATCCAGGGCCGGGATACTGTCACTTCCCGATCGGGCGGGACCTAGAGTACTTTGAGCAGTTGACCGCCGAGAAGAAGTTCACCCGGTACCACAACGGATTTCCGAAGCAGGAGTGGCGCAAGCCGGCCAACGCGAGGAACGAGTCGCTCGATTCTCGGAATTATGCTTACGCAGCGCTGCATGCGCTCTACGCGAGCGGCTTGAAACTGTCGGCTCATTGTGACCGTTTCGCACGGATGGTGCGGGCGCGGCGAGGGGAAGCGCAGCCGGCAATGCCGGCGGTGCCAAAACCAGCCAACACCGAGTCGCCCGCCCCACCTCCTGTTGAACGCGGTGACGACCCCTGGATACCACGCCGCAACTGGTTCGGGCGGAATTGATATGGCGCTGACGATTCAGCAGTTGCAAGCGAACCTGGACGCGGTCACCCAGGCCATCGGCGGCCCCACGCTCAAAGTGCGCTTCCCGGATGGGCGCGAGGTGACTTACCGCTCGGTGGACGAGCTTTTGAAGGCGAAGGCCGCCATCGAAGAGGATATCCGGAAAACCAGCGGGCAGGTCGGCAGCCGCGTCCGGTTCGCACAGCACCAGCGCGGTGATGGTCCCACTGGCCCAACGCTGGACGACAGGTGGTGAACACCCATGCGCATCAAGGAAGTGATCGACGCACTTGAACGCGCGCCGCGGCAAGGTGGCGCAGCGGATGTTCCCGAGGGTGAGCGGTACGTGGTGATCAGCGAAACGGCGCTGAATCAGATCATCCGGAAGCTTCGGCAGGCTCTTTCTGACCGGCCGGACGCCGAATACTTCGACGCCAACCTGAAATGAATCTTTTCGATAAGGCCATCAGCATCGTGGCGCCGCGGGCTGCGCTGCGGCGGGTCCGCAGTCGCGTGGCACTCGAATTGACCACGGGCTATCTGGAGCGCCACGCGCAGCGGTTCCGGTACGACGGCGCCACCGCCGGCCGCCGCGCCCATGGCTGGTACGCCGCCTCGACGGACGCCAACGTCGAGTTGATGGGGTCGCTCATCTGGTTGCGCAACCGCAGTCGCGATCTCATCCGCAACAATCCGTATGCCGCGCGCGCGGTCGAGGAACTCGCCGGCAATGTGGTTGGGACCGGGATCGTGCCGAAAGCTAAGACCGGCAATACGGCCATTGATAGGATCATCGACGCCGAGTGGCCATTCTTCGCCGACGGCTGCGACACGCCGCAGCGCCTCGATTTCTATGGCATGCAGACGCTGACCGTCCGCACCATGGCGGAATCGGGGGAAGCGATTGTGCGGTTTCGGCCTCGTCCTGCGGACGCCGGCCTGCGTGTACCGCTTCAGCTTCAAATGCTTGAAGCGGACTTCCTCGATCAGGCCCGCACGATGGGGCTGGTCAACGGGCATGTGATGGAGGGCGTGCAGTTCGATGAGATGGGACGCCGCGTCGCTTACTGGCTGTTCAGCTATCACCCCGGCGGCGTGCTGATCCTCAACCCGCGTGGCGGCATTGTGAGCCAACCGGTTCCGGCCGACCAGATTATGCACGTTTACCGCGTGCTCCGGCCTGGCCAAGTCCGCGGCGTGCCGTGGCTGGCGCCGGTGATGATGGCGCTCCGGGATCTCGATGATTACTGCGACGCCGAACGGGTCCGCAAGAAGGTTGAGGCGTGTGTCACCGCATTCGTGCAGCAGCCGGAGGGCGTCGATGGGGATCCGCTGGGTCTCGCTGGGACCGACCCGTCCAGCGGGCTGCCGGTGGAGACCTTCCAGCCGGGAATGGTCGAGTATCTGAAGCCCGGCCAGGAGATCAGGTTCAACAACCCGCCGGCGGCGGGCGGCTACCGCGAGTACAAGATGACCGAGTTGCAGGGGATTATGGCCGGCATCGGCCTGCCCTACGAGCTGGGCACCGGCGATATGTCGCAGGTGAATTACTCTTCCTGGCGCGGTGGCATGTTGGGGTTCCGCAACACGGTGGAGGCTTTCCGCTGGCTCACCTTGATCCCGTTGTTCGCGATGCCCGTGTGGCGAAGGTTCATCGACACGCTGATTCTGTTGGGCAAAATGCCGCAGGCTGTTGCTACAAACCCGAAGGTTAGCTTGCGCAGCGTGCAGTGGACCGCACCACGGTTCGAATCCGTCGATCCAGTGAAGGATGCCGAGGGCGTGTTGAAGGACGTCCGCATGGGCCGGAAGACCTGGTTTGAAGCCGTGCTGGAGAACGGCTACGACCCCACCACGCAGCTTGAGCAGATTGCCCTGTTCAACAGGCTGGTGGACAAATTCGAAATCATTCTGGACTCTGACCCGCGGAACACCACGCTGCGCGGCCAGGAGCAGCCGGCGGGAACTGAGGAGCGGACCCCAAGTAGCAAGGCCGCTCCCGACAAGCCCAAAGGCCAGGGTTTCACGGGGCTGTCGGAAGAAGACCTTGGCATGGTCAAGGATCTACTCGTCGCTGGCATGTCTCGCGTGGGCGGCAGCTTCGAATCCGCGTCTCGCCTCTATCGCGGCTGAGCATTTCACAACACGGGGGAACAATTTGATGAAAGGAACGCCAACCGTAATGGCCGGCTTGCAGGAAGCCATCAATGTCGAGAGCTCATTGATGCTTCAGTATCTTCTCGACCAGCGCGACGCCAAGCGCCTGGGCCTGGATCTGGCCGATGGACTCAAGCAGCTTAAGGAGCAGTGCGAGGACCACATGAAGTGCTTGGTAAGCCGCCTGCTGTTCCTCGAAGGCGCGCCCACGATTGAGCCGAAGCCCGCCGCGACCCACGATAGCGTCACCGAGATCCTGAACGATGCCTTTGCCGCCGAGCAGTCGGCCATCGCGCGGTTCACCGATCTCTGCAAGCAGTGCTACGACGCCGGCGACATGTCGAACTTTCATTTCTACCAGCACCTGGTGAAGTGGCACCGCGAGGGCGACGACAAGTTCAAAGGCCATATCGCTTGGCTGCAGAAGCAGCTTTACCAGTTGAAGAAGTTGGGCGAAAACGATTACATCGCAGTCAACGCGACGAAGGACTAAGGGGGTACGATGCCGCTTCTACGAACCGAACTATCCACGCCGGATGCCGGCGCGCCGCCGGCCGCCCAAGGTGACGCGGAAGTCTTCTCTGCCGATGCTCAGGTCCTGCCTAGCACGGCCAACGCCAAGGAAGGCACCATCGATGTGGTCTGGTACAGTGGCGTCGCGGTTCCGAGAATCGACCGCGCGACTGGCGAACCCTACATGCTGCAACTGGACATGCAGGGCTGCCGCTTCGACCGGCTGAACAATGGCGCACCGGTGTTCGACACCCACTTCACCGGCGACGACTTCAAGTCCCTGATGGCGGGCAAAGTAGGCACGCGGGCCCAGTTGGGCGTGGTGCGCCGCGCCTGGCCCAATGGCGATAAGGGTATGGCCACGCTGCAATTCGATCTCGGTGATCCGGATGGCGCCGAGATGTTCCGCAAGGCCAGCACCGGCATCCTGCAAAATCTCAGTTTCGGAACCTTCGTCTACAAACGCGAAAAGGTCGAGGCGCAGACCGAGGGAATGCCGGAAGGCAAGCCGCCGAACTTGAACGACAAGGAAATCGGCATGTTCAAGGCCACCGACTGGGAGCCGTTCGAGATTTCCCCTTGCACCGTGCCGGCCGATTTCAACACGTGCTTTCTGAGCGCGCAACCCACCGGGGAAGTCATGATCTCGGGCATGCCGGAGAATCCTGGCGTGATCGATGCGTTACGGGCAATCAGCCCACAAAAGGAGAAACCTGCAATGGAACAGACGACCACGCAGGACACGGGCGCGGATGCCCGTACTGTGAACGAACAGGCCCTGGCCGCGGCGCGGGAACAGGCCGTCCAGGCCGAACGGGAGCGCGTCAGCGAAATCCAATCGCTGGGCGCGACCGCGATCAAATACGGGATCGACGAGACCGTCATTAGCGAGTTCATCGCCAAAGGCGTGCCCGTCGACCAGGCCCGGAAGGAACTGTTTGCCCATCTCGCGAAGAAGGGTCAGCAGGGCGTACCGTCGCGCGTCGGCGCAGTGGGCCCGGACTTCCCGATCCGCGGCGAAGGCGGCGCCTCGGTGACCCGCGACGGCACCGAGCAGCGCCTTGCCTGCATGCAGATGGCGCTGCTGCTTCGGGCGGATGGGCGGTTCTTCCTGGCGCGGCGCCGGGACCACAACGGCAACGAAACCGGGGAATATCTCGATGGCTACGGCCCTGAGCAGCAGCGGCGCGCCGTCGAGATGGCCCGCGAGTATCGCAATTTCAAGCTCATCGACATGGCCAAGGAAGCCCTGGAACTGCGCGGCACCAACCCGCGCGGGATGGACGTGACGCGGATTGCGGGGTTGGCACTCCAGGGATCCTCGCGGGGGCCGGAGTTCTTCATGGGCGGCGCCGAATCGACTTCGGATTTCCCGGCGATCCTCGCCAATGTCGCCAATAAGACCTTGCGGCAGGGGTATGAAGCCTATCCCCGCACCTTCCAGCCGTTCTGCCGGCAGGTGACGGCGCAGGACTTCAAGCCCATCAACCGCGTGATGCTCGCCGATGCCCCCGCTCTACAGGCGCTGAATGAGAAGGGCGAGTACCACCGGGCCAACCTGACCGACAACAACATCAATTACTCGCTCGGCACCTACGGCGAGATCGTGGCGTTGACGCGCAGGGTCATTATCAATGACGATCTCCAGGCGTTCACCCGGGTCCCGGCGCTGCTCGGCGTGGCTGCCGCACAACTTGAATCGAACACCGTCTGGGGCATCATCACGTCGAATCCGGCGGCGATTTACGCGGGCGACAAGACGTCCACCGCGTTGTTTCATGCCAATCACGCCAATTTGCTCACCGGCGCCGCCAGCAGCATCGATAACACCGTGCAGAGCGCGGCGCCGCTGACCGCGCTGGGCAAGGGGCGTGGCGCGATGCGGCTGCAGAAGGGGCCGCAGGGTACCCCGCTGAACCTCATCCCGCGGTTCATCGCCGTGCCGACCGCGCTGGAGACTTACATGCTCCAGCTCGTGTACCCCATCAACATCGCTTCGGCGGATGCGACAAAGGTGGTCCCGGAGTGGGTGCGCAGCCTGGTTCCGGTGGTCGAGCCGCGCCTCGATGCTGCGACGAACGGGACCACGGGCTGGTATCTGATCGCGGACCCGGCGCAGATCGACACCGTGGAGTACTGCTACCTGGAGGGCCAGCAGGGCGTGTACATCGAAACCAAGCAGGGCTTCGAGGTCGACGGCGTCGAGATCAAGGCGCGCATGGATTTTGGCGCGGCGGCGCTCGACTATCGCGGACTCCAGAAGAACGCCGGCCAATAGGACGTGTGCCAATGAGGGCTGGCGGGAATCGCTGCCCCAACAGAAAAGGAGAAAAACGAATGCAGAACTACGTGCACAAAGGTGAAACCCTCACGGTGGCGGCGCCCTATCTGGTCAACTCCGGTGGGGGCGTCAAGGTGGGAAACCTGTTCGGTGTGGCGGTGTACAATGCCGCGCAAAATGCGTCCCTGGAGATCGTAGCCGAGGGCGTCTTCGACCTCGCCAAGGACACCAGCACGTTCGTGTCGGGCGACGCGGTCTATTGGGACGACACCAACAAGGTGGCTACGTCCACGTCCGCCGGCAACCTGGTGATCGGCACAGCGGAACTGGCGCAGGCCAGCGGTACGGCGGCCCTTGGCGGCGCCTCGGGCGATGCCACGGTTCGGGTCCGGTTGAACGGCTTCCTGCCCGGTGCCACGGGCGTATCCACGGGCGTTCGCGTGGCGCACGCGCTTTACGACTTCACCGTCGATGGGGGCGCGAGCTGCACGCCGGCCAACAGCGACACGATCCCGGCCAATGCCGTGGTCTTCGGAGGTGTCATCAACAGCACCGTGGCACTTACGGCAGTGGGCGCTGCGACGTTGGCGGTGGGGACGGCGGCCGGATCTTCCGGCACATCGATCCTGGCGGCCACCGCCAAAGCCACGCTCAGCCTCGACGCGGTGCTGGCTCCTTCCTGCGTGGCGACGCCATTCAAAATGTCGGCTGCTGGGAAGATCAACGTGACCATCGCCACCGGGCCGCTTACCGCAGGCCAGGTGGAGATCTGGGTTCTGTACGAACTCGCCACCAACGCCTAATCGGTCAGCGCGCTCCGTGAGGCCTGATCAACTGGGGCGGCCGTTGCGCCGCCCCGCATCCTTTTATATATGTCCGATTGGCCCACGCTCGAATCCAGTGCCAATGCTGTGATGATCGCTACGTTCGGCGTGCCGGCCACGTTCACGCCACAGGATGGTTCTGGGGGCTGGTTGGACACGCAAGCCATCGTGGGGATCGTCATGCGTCCGGCAATGCTGGAAGACTACCCCCCAGGCTTTGGGCCTGGCACCGCCAACCTGCGATTCTGGGTCAACTTCGAAACGATATCCCCATCCCCGCGGCGGGGTGACCAAATCGGCTTCCAGGGCACCACCTATATCGTGCAGGAAGCGGAGGCCGACATCGGCGGCGGAGCCGTTCTCAAGCTGAGGACCACGTAAGGGCATCCCAGAGAGGCTCGGCGTTGGCATCGTGATCGCCCCGGCGCCGACGCGCCCTTGCGCGCGGGGCGGCGCTGCCGTAACCGGCGCGGCCGGGAACCTGCCTGCGGGTTGAGCCGAGGGGAAACGCCCACAGGCGAGGAGTGACTAAACCATGAACCGATCACTATTTCTTTTGGCGCTACTGATCCCGGCGACTCAGGCGGCGAACCTCAACGTAGGGAGCGGCCAGACGTTCGCCACGATCCAGGCGGCGAGTGACGCCGCCAACCCCGGCGACACGGTGTACGTTTACAACGGGACCTACGCGGGTTGGCGGATCACGGGCGGCGCCGGCCATGTCAGCGGCACGGCATCGGCGCCGATCACCTTCCTTGCCCAAAGCCCCTCCGTCCAGATCACGACGCCGAACTCGGATGGCAACGGCGTCACGGTCAACCTGGTGGACTACGTGGTGATCAACGGGTTCACGGTTGCCGGCATGTCGAATCTGGGGATCGACGTGGTGGAGTGTCAGTCGTGCCAGATTCTCAACAACACGGTCCACGACAGTTATTACTCAGACATCCTGACCGGGTTCTGTTACCAATGTCTGATCCAGGGCAACACCGCTTACAACGCGGGCCACACACAGCACGGCATTTATGTGGGCAACAGCGCGCGAACGCTGGACGCCCCGGTCGTGCGGGGGAACACGAGCTACGGCAATGCGGGCGCCGGGATTCAGTTCAACGGCGACTGCGGGACGTTCGACCACCTGGGCCAATCCGACGGGATGATCTCGGCGGCACTGGTCGAAAATAACCTGTTGTACAACAACAGTGGTTCAGGTATTTCGGCGATCAACATCTCGGATGGCGTATTTCGGAACAACGTGATGTACGGCAACCTTGCCAGTGCCAATATCAAGCTGGCGGATGAAGGCTGCAACCTGGGCAGCAATCGCAACCTGATCGTCAACAACACCCTGGTGAGTGCTACCGGCCTGGCGGGCGTG